GAAAACTTCTTCGGGCAAACGAAGTTCGCGCAAAAGTTTTCCATCCGCGCCGCGATAGTTTAAAACTCCAACGCGTGTGGCGTAAGCCGGCACACGTAAAAACCCTTCGGGTGTTACGGTCGCTTTTTCTGTTAGTCCATATCTGTCAAACCGCCTAACGGTTTTCATTCAGCGATAACCTCGAATGAAACAGCTGTGGAGTCTTCGGATTTAACGTAAACATCGCCTTGGCAAAGGTCGCCGCGGAGGGAAACGCTGAGGCCCTCGCCAACCACGATGCCTGCGTCAGCCAAGTTTCCAACGAGGGAAACAGAGGGCGTAACAGTCGTTGCGGTGTAGGCTACGGTTTTTGCAACAGTGGTCGAAACGTCTTCGGGCGCAACGTATGCGGTGTCCTCTGAGACAGTCGCCGCTACAGGGCCGCTTTCAAATTCGAGCGCGGAGTCATCAATTTCGAGGTCGTCAACGTCGCCGACGACGTCTACTAAAGTAACAGTAAAGCCGGCTGAATAGTCGCCCGAAACAGTGACTGCTTCGAGGCCTTCTAGGAGTCTTAGCGCAGCTTGAACCGCCGCAGCGTTCGCACCAAACGCAAGGGCGCTTGTCGTTTCCGCGCCGTAAGAAATAGTCCAAGTGCCAGCGTCAGGCACATTGTCAAACTCAATAAGTTGTTTTTCAAACACTTCCAAAACTTCGAGGGTCGAATCGACGACTTCGACAGGCGCATCGAACGCGACACCAAGCAAAGTAAGTGTAAATCCATCGGTGTAGTTTCCGGCAACAGTTGCACTTGAGAGGCCTGTTAAAAGTTGGACCGCAGTTTGTACTTCAGAGTTGGTGTCATCAAATGCTAAAGCCGCAGTTGTGAATGCACCAATTTTTAATTTCCAAACGCCCGCGCTTGGGACTGCAGAAAAAGCGATGGTGTGCACACCGGCTTTGTAGAGTGTGTTCGTGCTCACAACCAACAGGGCGGGGTTACCCGTGATGTGCGCAACGCTTGTCATCGTCACTACAAAGCCAGCCGCTACACTGCCTGCAACAGTTACCGAGCTTAAGCCCGATACGAGTCTAAGGGCAGTTTGTAGATCAGCTGCGTTAATGTTGTATGCAAGGCTCCCGGTTTCATTCCCTAAATAAGAAAGTTTCCAAGCGCCTGCTACAGGTGTGTGACTAAAAGAAATGGTTTGCGTTTGCACGGTCGCGTTTTTAAATGCGCTTCCAATCTTGATAACTAAGTCTTTTGAAGCGGAGTGGTTTTGGAACGTAAGACCTTTGCGGAGTGAGTCGCGCTCGAGAACTTTCGCAGCCGTCGCAACAGCCGACGCGCTGAATTGGCCAACTCTCGTCATAGGTGAAAACCTCGCCTAGCATTTTTCGTTAATTTTGAAATTACAGTAACGGTAGCTTGACTTAAAAAATAATTCAACTTTTATGGCATTGACTATTTTTAAAACAGAAATTTGTTACTTTCATAAATCGGGTAGAAATTTCGAAAGCACGGGCTCCGCGTAGCATCGGCATTGATAGTCTTGTCCCGGATGCCCTGTTGCTGGTGGGTCGGACCACTTAAATGTTTTACCTTCGTTGGCCTGGTGGCTTTCACGCACACGACCGTCACCCGCCGTTCGCCAAATGTATTCGTCAATCCCAATTTCTTTTTGCCGCAACTCAGTAAGTTGCCCTTGAAGTTTTCCAACTTGGTCACGCGCGATAAGATTCGCGCGACTTTTTGAAACCTCATAAGTGTCAAAAATATCCCCGGCAATTTCCTCCCACCTGCGACCCTCACCAAGTGCGCGGATGGTTTTGTCTTGGACGTTTTTAGCAAATTCCTCTTTTACATTTTTGATGAGACTCACATTTTCGATGACGAAGGCATCAAGCTCGGAAGCGAGCCAAGGTTCTCGACCGAATAAATCAACGTCGACAACTGAGCCTAGGGAGCCAGAAACTTGACGCTCATTCCACACGTCAACACTCTTACCCGTACGTCGTGCGAGCGCCCGAATTTCCGCGTCAGAATATTCGCGTTCAAACTCCACACCAATTGACGCCATAATGTTGGCGACGTCATCCGAATAAGAGTCAAGCTTGATATTTACCCCGCGCTCTTTTGCGATTTGCTCGGTGAGGCCTTTGAGCTTTGGCACCAAACGTTGGTCGACTTTCTCAAAAAGTTTTTCAACAAATTGGTCAAGAATTTTTTGATACGCCGACTCAAGATGTTTCGGATAAATAATTTTCTTAGGACGCGGCAATCGCCGCAATCCTTTTTTCCGAATTGAGTTTGCGAGAGTCTCGGCTTTAAACGGGTTCATTTTCGTCCAATGGTAAAGTTTCGTAAGAGAATTTACCCGAGCCTACGCGCGATTTAGCGATGTGCTCCGGAGTGAAAACGCCGTTTTGGATATAGAGTTGGTCGGCCTCAGCTTGCGTCTTGCGAGCGGTGGCCTCTTCGTCTTGCGAGAGTTGCCACAACGGCGCGAATTCAAACGTGTAGCCTTGCGGAACTTGACCCTTTAGAGGGCCTTCGGTTTGAAGCGCAACGCGGTCAAAGAGTTTTGTCATGCGTTGGCCAAGATAGTTTTTTTGCCACGCAGCAACATAGTCATACCATTGTTGCGTGGTGGAATTTCCTGTTGCGTTCGAGCCAGTGGGGCTTTCACCTAAGATGCGTGTGTGCGGCATGTTGCTTGCTACCACCAAGCGTTGCGAAATTTTTTCAACGCTTTCGTTAATCCCAGTCATCGTACGGTTTTGGTATTGGAATTCCTCAGTGTCAGCGTCAATCACAACCGCGCGAGAAATAGAACGCGTAAGCGAAATGATTTGCATGCGCTTAATAACTTGCTCATCGTCGCCTTGGGCGATTTGGTCGTGAAGACCTTTTTGCTTATAGACCGCAACGGAAAAATCCGTGATGGCGTTTGCGAGTGAGGCCATCGAACTTTCATAGTCCGCAATCGCTTGACGTGAACCGTTTAAAACCGAATCATGCCAGTAATTGTTTTTTTGGTAGTGACGACGGGTTAGTTTAGCACCATCGAAACGGATGATATGCGAAACGTGAACCCGAAGGTTAGTAACAGTCGAACCCCCGCGCGGGCAAATCGTGTATATGAGCGGTTCGCCAAAGCCTGGTGAGCGAATATCCTCATCAAGTTTATCGTAAACAAGCTCAAAGCGGTTGAGCACTAAAAGATTTTTAATCCGCTTAACGCTGTTTGGGTTAAAGGGCTTCGAAAGCTCGAGCACGTTGTCCGTAATAGGGATGATTGCAGCGCCCCCGTAGGCGCGCGCCCATGTTGCAGCTTCGAGCAAACGCTCGTTAAAAGAAAGCCTGTCGAATTCGTCAGAGATTTGCTTTGAGAGTTCGGGCGTGAGCGTGTCAAACTTTACCTCATACCCTTCACGTAAAGACTCTTGCGGCAAGTCCTCACATATTTTTCTTGCGACGTCCGAGCCATCGAGCAAGTCCTCGCACTCGCCCTCAGTCATCGGCGCCCATTCGGCTTGCGTGAAAGCCCGTTTGTCTTTTGCAGTCCCAAGGCCCGCGATGATATTGGCCCACGCATCTAATCTGAAAATATTTTTTAACGCTTTCATTTATTCACCACGTTGAAAGGGCCTTAGCGGCGTGAATGGTTCCATTGTCTAATCTATTTAAAGCTTGGCTCATTGTATCCGTTCTGTCGTCAAATGCACAACCTGGCCCGAAACTCACCCACTCCTCAATAATTTCTTTGATGTCAGGGTAGATCGAGTCATGCGGAAGCCATACATTCCCGGCTTCCCAAAGTGGTGTTACGGCATTGAGGCGTGCGGTCTTACCGCCATCAGGTTCGACGAGCACAATTCCAGGAATGCGACGCTTCAAAACGTTTTCGAGTGCGGGCCCGTTGGCTTTGTTTTCAACGAGCTTCAAACGGATAAACGGAAAGCGCTGGCAAAACTTTACAAACTCATTGAGGCTTTCGGTAAAACTCCAACGTCCGCGAGCTTGGCCGAGAAAGTAAACATCGGCACCATGCCGGGCCCACGCATCGTAAACGACGTAGTCACCGCTTTTATCTGAATCTTTAAAACGTAAGTCGGCCGAGATAACCGCAGCGTCCCACCTATTATTAAATCGGTCAGGTAATTTAAGGTAACGCTTTTCGGTCCACGCGCGTTTGAAAATTCCGCCCGTATCACTCGTTGGGTTTTGTTGGTAAAGGGACTCGAACGCTCTCGGGTTATTTTTCTTTTGCGTCAAGTGTTCCGTGAGCGGATATTTATTTGGCCAAAGAGGTTCGCCCATTTCGCGAATGTCGTACGGTGCCTCTCGGTCTTTAATTGCTGGTAGCGTTAAAACTTCAAATTGGTCCGCAAGCGGATCGGCTTTTGCGCGCGCAAGCAGTTCGCCCGCTAAATCTTTTTCGTGCCAGCGCGTCAGCGTAATCATCGCTTGACCGCCCTTTTCCAAACGCGAACGCAAGTCACTATCCCAAAAGTTAAGTAGCTTAAGCCTAAATGATTCTGACTCCGCAGCCTCACGACCTTTAATCGGGTCATCTACTAAAATGCGATTGGCACCGCGGCCCGTGAACGTTCCACCAACGCCTTGGCCGCGGTAGTTTCCACGCAGCATTTGGCCTCTTGCGTCAAGGAGTGTGTGCTCCTCTTGGTTCCGGACGAGGCCCGTACGGTGAATGTTTGGTGGCAAAATGCGTGTGTCAGGAAAAAGAAGTTTATATTCGGGTTCGTCCATAATGCGTTGGACGTCGAGTGTCATATCCGTTGCCAAGCCATCGTTATAGCTCGCGGCCATGATTTGCTCATGCGGGTTTATCCCGTGAAGGAAAGCAGGCAAGCGACGCGAAACAATTTCAGACTTTCCCATTCGAGGCGGCATAAAAATCATTCCGAAACGAAACTCGCCGCGTATCCAACGCATAACGAAATTACAAAGAACCGCATGATGCCAATTGACTTCATAATCTCGTTTCGTGAAAAGCGTAAACGCAAGGAGGTCTCGCCGCGCGAGCTCCATTATGTTTTGCTTTTCAGCCTCGAGAACAAAGGCATCGGCTTCTAAAAGATTCACTTACCATTCCCACTTGATGAAGCATTTGTAAAAACCAATTAAGAAAGAGACCGGCACCATGACGGGCCAGAAAGCGTTAACAAACACTAGTTCTCTAACTTTATCCGTCGTTATTTCTTCATTGCCATCGGGGCCTGCGACGACCCATAAGAATAAATACGTTGCAGGGAAAGAGAGGTAGAGTAGAAAATAGTTCATTCGCAACACGCCTCAAAAGCGTAGTTGGCAGCGTAAGCCACGTCAGCTTTATGGCGATAGCCTAAAACGTGAACGAGCTCGTGCGTGATATTAGAACCAGTTTTACAAAGTGAAAAACCATCATGGAATTTCCGATTGAGATAGATGTTATCCGAGCCAGGGTTCATATAGCCAACGACGTTGCTGTTTTCTCTGTAAAAGTAAACTGGCAAATCATTTCGAGCACGGCGAATTGCTTCAACCCACTCACGGCTGATGTATTGCTCAGCCATTCTAGCATCAAAGCATTGGCTTTGAACGGTGCGATTGATAAGCGCTTGCGCGTCGAGGATTTTAAACGCTTCGGGAGTAGTGCAAAGCATACATGACAAAAGAATCATGGCTCTTTTTCCTTTAAATTTTTGGGAAGTGAGCCTTGAATCTAACCCGCGTTAGGGCTTTTTGTCTAGGTAGCTCTTTTTTAGAATACAAAGCTTACAGTTTACGAGCGGCCATTCGTCAACTACTGGAAGGAAAAAGGTCAAGATACCGCGCTCGCATTTGCGAGCAACGACACGCTCGCAAAACGCAAACGCAATGGCGCCAGATTTTAGACGCTCCTCGCGTCCATAGAAATGGCGCTTTGGTTTGTATCGAGGTTCTTTAGTCACGACCGGCCTACCAACTCAAGAGGCGTCGGCGGTAATTGGACTTTAAGCGAAGCGATCGTGTCCTCTAGATTTCTGATTTCGTCCTGGTGGTCTTTGATGTGAGTCGTCAAGCCCGAAATATAATTTCGCTTCACATTCTTAAAATCCGCTAAGGCCGCAACGCGCGATTTGTATTTTAACTGTTGGTGCTCGTGCTCAGCGTCGGTCTTTTCGATAAGCACCAAGGAGCCATTTTCTAAACGCCAACCAAAGGTCGGATTAGTTACAAGCGTGTATCCATTTTTCTCTTCACTCACTTTCGACTCCTTATCACAATGTAAAGTGGAAACGTTTGCGGCTCGGCTTTCATTTTATAGAGGCCTTCCGGAAAAACTTTTACAGTCACACCATTGGCATGGTTGAGCGGAATAACGCCATACTGCTTACCGCCCCAACGTTGGTACTGAAGTTTAAACGAATGGTGGTCGCAATCCTTAGACGCAACTTGCAAATATTCTTTAGTCCAATCGACTTTAACCGTAATCTCATGAGTGCCCGGTGAGTTTATCTCGAACACCTGTTTGACTTGGTGTTGTGGAATGGGGTCGCAGTACAACGCGAAAAGCGGTCCGATCATTTCTTTTTACCTCGTTTGTCCCTAGGCCCATACTCCATTGTGTCAATGAAGTCAGCGCCCATTGCCACCAAAAATAAAAGGACGACGATCGAACACACCAAACTCCCGGTGCCGATTGCGGCTAAAGTTCCAAGGCTCATGGGTTAACCTCGCGTTCCATTTCCTGCCAATGCTCGCCCATTTTTATTTGCTTTGCGTGCCAACCTAAAACAGTTTCATAAGTTCGGTAGCGCTCGAGCGATTCAGACCATCGGTAGATTCTCGTATAGCGACGCAGCCAAACCCACTGCGGTTGTACGAGTCGTATAATGCCGAATGTCGCCGTGCGATTGCGGATTAAAACCGGGTGCCATGCAAACTGATTTTCAACTTTCCACTGAGGTTGCGTCATAGTGTCCCTTTCGGTGCGTTGTGTCGTTTGAAAGCTTCAAAGATTCTTATCGCAAGGTCGCCCGCGTAAGGGCTAGAATGCGAGGACTGTTGCAACGCGTCAAGAGCGTG